AACCATTCTTCATTTAAATCTATATCTGTAGCAATAACATCACAATTATTTATAAATGTATTATACATATCTAAACCTAACATACCACCAGATCCTGTTATTAAAACTTTCATATTTATATATATATATATTAAAAAAAAATAAAAAATGAATCTTATTTATACAGTACTATCAACAGATGATCAAATATATTTAAATTATCTATATGATTGGGTAATTAGTATCAAAACATTAGGTAATTTTAAAGGTGAAATACTTATTGGTGAATGTGGAAATCAAAATATAGATATTGAAAAATTTAATAAATATGGAGTTAATGTTATTAATTTACCAGAAAGAGATGTAAGAACTATAAGTAATTATAGAAATATTGATATGATACCAATATTAGAAAAATATGACCCTAATTACAAGTTTGCACATTTTGATGTTGATATTTGGTTTCAAAACGATTTAAACCCATTATTTGATAAATTAGATAATATAGAAGGATGTTATTTTGGAACAGAACAAGGAAGATCATGCGGTTGGAGAGGACCCGATGATGAAGATATGATTAAAGAATATGGTGATAAACAAAATAAAAATAATGGTTTCATATTTGGTGGATGGATAGCAGGTAAATATAAACCATATTTAGAAAAATTAAATAAAATGAAAAATAATTATAATTCTCCAGGATGGGATACAAATATATGGGGAACTGATCAATGTATGGTTACATATTTATTTGATTTTGAAAAAGATAATTCTTCAGGAGATAAATGGGGAAAAACATTTTATTTTTGTGAATTAATTGAAAAAAAATGGAAAATAAAAAATGATATAGTAGAAAATTATGGAATACAACCAGATATAACAGGAATACATTTAAATAATTCACTAAATGATAAATCAATAAGATATAAATTTAGAGATATTCATTCGGATATATTTAATAATGAAATAAAAAAATTAATATAAATTTATTTTTTTAAACTTTTTATTATATATTTAATAAAAATAAAATCATAAAAAAGAGATAATTTCAAAAGATTATGATAAAAAATAAAGATAATTTCAATGAAAATACTAGAAAAAATTCCAGAAAACTATTCCGAAGATTTAATTAATGATTTTAATGATTATTTTAACACTTATACTAAATCAAATTTAATCAGAACTGATTTTATTATCAATATAGAAAAATGGTATAAAGTTTATGAATCATTAAAAAATATTTTTAAAAAATATTATATTATATACAATGATAATTATGATTTAGAAACACCAGAAGAAGTTCAATATGGTGGTGGTTATTGTTTATTAAACAATAATTATAAAGATAAATATATTAAAGATGTATATGAAATTATAATAAAATCTGCTTATCCACAAAAAATAAACAAATTATTTTTAGATGGAATGGAATCAAATGATGAATATTTTCCTTATATATTTAATATTGTATATCAACATATTGGTAAAAAAGATTTTCCATCTATTATAAATTTATTTATAAATTTTACTTATGGTATATTGACAATTAATAAAGATAAATATATTAATGAGTATTCTTATTTACCAAAAGTAAATAAAGATATTAAAAAAGAAGTATCAATTTTTTATAAAAATATAATGGAATCTATAGATAAAAAATTATATTATTATATCGATACTGATAGTATACTTTTAAAAAAAGAAAATGTTGAAGAGGTATCTAAAATATTTGAATATAATAATATCGAATTTTATATAAAAGAATATCATAGTAATTATTTATTTCTTGATAAGAAAAAATTTATCGAAATAAAAGATAATAAAATTTTAAATATTAAAGGAATTAAAAATTGAGCAAAGACAATGGAATCGAACCATTTCCTTAATACTGGAAGTATTATATGCACCGTACACCAGTCTTGCTTATCTATTATTTAGATATTATTTTTTAAAAAGTTTAATTTTTTTTTCAATATTTTCATCATATTTAATTCTTATTAAATTTATATTATTGTTTTTACAATATGAATTTTTTATATTATCCCTTTTTATCCTCAATAATAATTTTTTATCATCTTTTTCAAATTTATATTTTTTGAAATGTTGTTCACCATCATATTCAATACAAGTTTTATATTCTGGTAAATAAAAATCAAATTTTAAAGGCAATATAAATGAACATCCTTCAAATTTTTTTTGACTTTCGTATTTTATATTAAACTTATTTAATAATTTTTCTATTTCTTTTTCACCTTTACTTAATCTACATTTTGGACAACCTCTACCTGATAAATGATGGTTGGGTATTTGTTTAAATTCACCGTGTTTAGGACATATTATATTTATTTTTTTATTACTTTTTTCATAATTAACTAATGAATAATCATATTTATTACCGTGTAATTTTTTTGATTTTTTAATAAAATTTTCTGTTGTCATATTTTTACCTTTACATTTAGGACATCCACTACCATTATAGTGATAATTTAATATTTGTTCAAATTCACCGTGTTCGGGACATATTATAATTCCTTTTTCATCCATTTTTTTATAATTCAATTTACTGTAATCATATTTATTATTATGAATTTCATTCGATTTTTTTATAAATTTATTTTTATTCATGATATTTTTATTACACTCAGGACAACCATAACCATTCAAGTGATAATTTATTTTCTGATAAAAATAACCATGTTCTAAACATTTAATTTTTATTTTCTTTTCATTGTTTGTCCATTCAAAATAATCATAATTATATTTATTATTAAAAATTTCATTAGATTTATTTTTAAAATCTTCAAAACTTTTTATTTTTGAACATCTTGGACATCCTTGTCCTTGTAAATGCATATCAGGCCTTTTTAAGAAATCTCCGTGTTTTTTACATTTTATAATAATCGGTGTTTTATTATTAATATAAATAACATTATCATAATTGTATGTATTCCCAAATATTTTTTTTGATTTTTCTATAAATTCATATTTGTTACTTTTTTTAGGCATTAATTAAACAAAATATTTTTATTTATATATAAAAAAATAAAAATCTTATGATTGTAGATTACGAATATAAAAATCAAAATCTTATACTATCATATATCGGTGATGATGGGAATATAAAGTTAAATTATTATAAATGGCAAAACCCAACAAAATTTATTACTTGTGATGATGATGATCCACAAAAAGATGGAACATATGTAACATGGGATGGACAATCTGTTAAAGAAATATATACTAGAAACCCTAATAGATATTCTATATATGATTTTTTAGATAAATTACCACAAAAAGAACAAGATAAAATATTCCAATATAAAGAACCAAACATATTCTTTGTTGATATTGAAAATGAAATTCTTGATAAAAAACCAGAACCACATTTAGCAGAAAGTGCAATTCAATCTATATCTATTGTTTATAATGATAAAGTTATGGTAATGGGTGTAAATGAATTATCTGAAATACAAATCAAATCAATTAATGATGATATAAATAATTATTTTGAAAAATTTGGAGTTAAATATAAATTTAAATTTTTAAAATATAGAAATGAACATGATTTAGTATTTAATTTTTTCAATAAATATGTTCCTAAAATGGCTGTTATTACTGGATGGAATTTCTTAAATTATGACTGGGTTTTTTTAGTAAATAGAGCTAGAAGATTAGGAATTGAACCAAATGTTGCATCTTTTACAAAAAAATTAGTTCCTAGTTTTGATAATAATATTTTTTGGGAAATGCCAGCTCATAGATTAATAGTGGATTATATGGAGTTATATGCTAAATGGGACACATCAATAAAAGTGAAAGAAAGTCAATCATTGGATTTTGTATCAGAAAATGTTTTAGGCGTTAAAAAAGTTAATTATGAAGGAAATTTGAAGATTTTACATAATACAGATTATAAAAAATTTATTTATTATAATGCAGTCGACTCTATTCTAGTTCAAAGAATTCATGAAAAAATGAGATATATAGATGTTTTATATGGTATTGCAACTTTATCTAAAATTAAAGTTGTTGATGCTTATAATACTCTACCAGTTACTGAAGGAATTTTAAGAAAAAAATTAAAAGAACAAAAAAATATCGTATTATGTAAAAGAGATATAACTGAAACAGAAGGAATAGATGGAGGATGGGTTAAAAATCCACATGTTGGTATGGCACAATGGACTTGTTGTTATGACTTTGCGTCCCTATATCCAACAACTATGAGACAATTTAATATATCAGCCGATTCATATAAAGGTTTCACAGATAGGAAAACTATTAGATCTAGAAAAAATCAATTAACAAAACATTTTGAAAAATATAAAGATTTTGAAAAAGATGAAAAAGAATTTTCAATTTTTAATAACCATAAAATAGAAATAGATAAAGAAGATATTGTTTTATTAAATGGGGCTGTTTTTAAAAATGAAATGGGTGTTGTTAATCAAGTTATGGGTGAAATTTATGGAGATAGAAAATCATATAAAAAGAAAATGTTTAGAGCACATAACGACATGGAAGAATTTAAAAAAGAAATGGAACAAATAGAAAAAGAATTAATGGGAATTTAATTTAAATTTTAGATTTCCAGAATCAAATATCCTATAGATTTTTCTATTTAGCATGATCTGATGTTCGGTTAAAGAAGTATCATATCCTTCTTTAACTAAAATATCTTTTCTAAAATTAAATCTGTGATGTCTAATGCCATCAATAATATAATAATAATTAGGATCAGTTTTTCCTTCATATTTAAATCCTAATTGTTTATATAAATTTCCTTGATTCCATGATCTATCTACATGTATTGTGATCATTTTTGGATCATAATTCTTAACAAAATATTTAAATAACTTATTACCACCACCTACTACGTTCGTGTTTAATTTACTACAAAATCTTAATAAATCAAATTCTCCTTCTTCACTAATTTTTTTACCAAATGTCATTAAACTAACTATTTCATTTTCATGAAATAATCCTAATTTCACTTTACTTCCAATAAATCCTTGAATATGATTTTTATCTAAAAATTCTCTAACTAATTTATTATCAGTTATTTCACGAATTTCACACTTACGAGCATATATTTTATTTGATGTTTTACCTAATTTATTAAGGATCATTGATTTAACTATATCTTGTTTATATATCCAATCATCTTCATAAATATGAATTAACTGGATACCATTTTTTTCACATAATTCTGTTTTATTCAAATGGTAATTTTTATCTTTATAAAGTTCATTGTGCCAATATAATCCATTAAATTCAAATGCCAATTTTAAATCAGGAATATAAATATCTAGTTCTTTTCCTAAATGTCTATCATTAAATATAATGTTTTTAATATAATTATTTTTTATAAAATCATGTA